GCCGCCCTCTCCAGCCAGGAGGGCAGGAAGTGAGCCGGCTGGATGATGTCGCAGAGGCTCTGTCCTACTTCCTGCCAACTGCGCGCCCTCACCATTGGATCGGGGGCCACGGAGACTGCTCGGAGAGCTTCTGCCCCAAGTGTGCACCCCAAGCCCTGGCCGACCAGCGCGCGGACAAGCCGGGAACCGATATGTGGATCGACGGAGGCTGGGAAGCCCACTACGGCGACAGCCCTGCCTTCTGCGCGATCTGCGGCGAGTTGCTGGCATACACCTTGTCGGAATACGGCCTGCGTGAAGAACTTGATCACTTCGAGGAATGGCAGACCGCGCCCGACCGACCCCTCTCCAGTGTGGTGGCCTACGAGATCTATGCCATGTGCGAGGCGATCTATCCACGCGAAGGAGAACTAGCCGATCGGGTGGCGAAGATCGCCGATGACCATGTCGCGATCTTCCGTGCGCAGGACCCGTACATATGGGTTGCGGTATCCACCCTGCGCCCCAGCCAGGAGGGGTGAGGATGGAGCCATCAGTCAACGATATTCCTGATGACGAACTGTTGGGGCGTGCAGTCCGCAACTGTGCCCACGCCACGAAACGACCCGGCGCGGGGCGGCCGAGATGGTCTGTCGTCTCCGATCATTTTGCGCTCGGATCGACATTCTCGGCCCAGCTCTGCCGGCGCTTTGGCCTGGACCCTGAAGAGCGAGTAGTTTCACGAAGGATCTTGCGCCCATGACCCCACCCGACCTCCGCGCCGAGCTGGGAAGGAAAGAGAAGTGCCTATTGGCGGCGGAGACTGAAATTCTTGCTCTCCGCGCCGAGGTGGAACGATTTGAGACGGTCCTTCGCATTCGAGATGAGGTCATAGACTCTCTCCGTCATGACCTATTCGAGGACGCCTTACCTCGCGCCACCAAGGCCGACAGCATCACCGCCAGCGCTCCGGCGCAGCGCGCGGCCTGATCCCCTCACCAAGCAAAGGAGAAACTCGGTGAACACGGTTACCCAAGGTATTCCCGGACGGCAGGGAGATGTGCTTGTGCAGCGCGTCGACAATCTGCCCAACGGTCTGAAGGAAGCTCCGCGCGACGCGCACGGGCATATCGTCCTGGCCTTCGGCGAGCGTTCGGGCCACCGCCACGCGATCCGCGAAGCGGAGGCCACCTCCTTCCGCTTCGAGACCGCCGAGCGCGACGCCGCCCTCTCGGCGGAGGTGGACTATATCCTGGTCGGTGGCTCGGGCGCGGTCCTGAACCACGAGTATGTGACCGGCCAGATGGCTGAGCACGAGCCGCTGTCGTTGCCGCCCGGCGTCTACAAGATCGTCGGCCAGCGCACCTATACGCCCGCCAAGATCGAACGCGCGATCGACTAACATGGGCGCGAATGTCCACCCGCGCGGAACGCCTATTTCTACCCGTATTCAAGATCGCATCACTATTGATGCGAACACTGGATGCTGGACCTGGAGCGGCCCCATCCAGCCGAATGGTTATGCCATGATGAGCGTGGGGCGTTCTCGCCGCTACGTCCACCGTCTAGCCTTTGAGACTTGGATTGGCCCCATTCCGCGCGGGCTGGATATCGATCACCTATGTCGCAACCGTGCTTGCTGCAATCCCCAGCATTTAGAACCCGTTGCCCGAGCCGAAAACATCAACCGCGGTAATGGACCGAACGTTCTCGCGCGATTGAACGGTAACAAAACTCACTGTGCCAACGGGCATGAGTTCACGTCCGACAATACGCGCATGCGTCCCAGTGGCGGACGCCGGTGCAGGACATGCGCCCGAGACGAATCACGCGCCAAGCGCTCCAAACTCAGGGGAATTGACCATGGTCAAGCTGCCACTCACCGTTGAACGGTCAAAGATCATCGACGCCGCTCGCGATGAGTGGCTCACCACGGGCCTGTCCACGGCCCCGGCGGACTTCGAGACGGCGGAAGCTGCTGTCACCCGCCTGTACGAGCGGATCGGCAAGAAGCGCCCGTATTTCGTTCGCCTCTCCTCGCCGCTCGGCGCCGAGCTTTACATCAACCTGCTGTGCAAGACCTGGCCCAATGTCGACCAGAAACAGCTCTGGGGCCAGCTCAGGGACCAGCTCGGGGACCAGCTCAGGGACCAGCTCGGGGGCCAGCTCAGGGACCAGCTCGGGGGCCAGCTCTGGGACCAGCTCGGGGGCCAGCTCTGGGACCAGCTCTGGGGCCAGCTCAGGGACCAGCTCAGGGACCAGCTCAGGGACCAGCTCTGGGGCCAGCTCTGGGGCCAGCTCAGGGACCAGCTCGGGGGCCAGCTCTGGGACCAGCTCAGGGGCCAGCTCTGGGGCCAGCTCAGGGACCAGCTCGGGGGCCAGCTCTGGGACCAGCTCAGGGACCAGCTCAGGGGCCAGCTCAGGGACCAGCTCGGGGGCCAGCTCTGGGACCAGCTCAGGGACCAGCTCAGGGACCAGCGCCTTTCCTATATGGGCACTTGGTTCTGGGGCCAGTGGGACAGCTATCTGTGGGGTTGGGCGGACGCCGGCCGCCGTGTGGGAGCCGTCTACCCCGAGGCCCTGAACGATGCCCTCGATGACCACTGCGCCATCTCTCGCAGCATCGGCTGGTGGTATCCCTTCAACGACTTCTGCATCCTCACGGATCGTCCTGAAGTCCTTAATCGGGACACGGACAACCGCCTCCACTGTGACGACGGCCCGGCCCTCCGCTATCGCGATGGCTACGGCTTTTGGGCCTTGCGCGGCATCAATGTCGCGCAGCGCATCGTGGAAGCGCCGGAGACGCTGGAAGCGGTTGAGGTCAGGGACGAGCGGAACGCTGAAGTTCGGCGTCACATGCTGGATCGCTACGGCGGACTGCGCGGCTCAGCAGCAGGCGGAAAGTGGCTGTCGGACATCGGCGCCGACCCCGTCAGCCAGGTCGACATCACCCACAAGATGCAGCCCTCGGGGCTGTCGATCTGGCGGCTGTCGCACAAGGACGATCCGGTCCTTTGCAAGCTCTATCGCGCCGATCTTGGCGACGATGAGCCGCTGAACCTGCTGTGGGTGGTGTGCACGAGCACCGCCAAGGAGGTCTTCCTTCGGGTTCCGCCCACCATTCGCGACGCCGAGGAGGCTCGCAACTGGACGTTCGGCGACGTGGTCCTCGCTCAAGCGGTGGAGACCTGAGATGGAGCGCGTCGTCCCCGTCTACCGCCCGTCCGAGTGTGGTCGCTTCGTCTGCGAGGTGGTCGAACAGGACCTTTCTATCATCATAGCCCGCATCAAGTCGGCTAAAAGCGCCCCGCTCATTATGTTGCAATGTGGTGCACCCACCTCGGTCCAACAAGTTGCCAACGACTGCTGGGCTGAACTCGGAACAAAACTCGGGTTCGACCCTATGACCGTTCAGCCCAATGGGCGCGGAGATCGGTTCTTCAGCGCAATGCCTGTTCGGGAGGCTCATGATGTTGGAGCATAATCCGCCGGCTCGCCATGCCCAGGGCTCCGTCGAGATCGCCCTGCGTCAGCTCATCATGCAGGTCCGCGCCCGGATCGACCGATATGGGATCACGGATGGCGGCCTGATCGCCACATGCGACCATGCCGATGCTGTTCTTGCGACTCGTCGTATCCCGCTGTCGGCTCGCCAAGCGCAGGACGAGTTGCCCAACGCCGAAAGCTACCTTCCCCAAGCCGTTAGGAAGATCGAGCGCGCCCCGGCCGCAGAGCCAGCGGATGAGACGCGGGAGGTGATCGCGAAAGAGATCGTCGATATCTGCGGGTACGATCCAGACGATCACGCCAGCGTGGCCAACTTCGGCGCGGACATGCCGCTGTGGAAGGTGGTCGCTCGCGCTCTCGACAAATACGCCGCTGCCCTCTCCCATTCCCCACGCGAGCAGGGGTGCTCAGGTGTAGAACGCGTGGCCCGCGCGCTGTGCAGCAGAAGCGGAGTTGATCCCGACAAACCACTGTACTCAGTAGAAAATCAGCAGTCATATGGTGGAGAAGAACGGATACAAGTCGGTCTACAGTGGAACCAATTCGAAGGCAAAGCTCGCACCGCTATCCTAGTTATGAGAGAGCCTACTGCAGAAATGATAGCGGCTTTTGCCGATGGGGACCAAGATCCTGGCTATGCCGAAGATTGGCGCATCATGATCGACGCCGCGCTAGCCGAATGAGCGGTGATTGGTGGGATGCCGTCGTCAAGCCAAGACGCAGAGAAGTGATCAAGCTTGCCCGCTCAAAGCGACGCATACGCCTGGCTCGCATAACCGCTCAGGAACGACGAAACGCCGCACTGGCCCAAAGGCGCCAGGAGCGCCAAGAGGCTAAAGATCGTAAGGCGCGCCTTATCCGAATGATGGTATGGCGCTACGGTATGCGTGAGGCCGCATCTAGAATGTTCGGGAAGAGCCAAGAGGCGGCGCTCGATCTGATGAAGTGGGATCGGCTAGGAGAGCGGAAGATGGAGAAGGCGTCGTGAAAGAGGATGAAACTGCTTCGCCTGCACGGGCGACGTGCTCGGCTTGTGGGTTCATGGAAAGCCCGTCCCAGAAGAACCATCTCACGCAGCACCTATGCCGACGATTCCCGGCGTCTGAAATCGTTTGGCCCTTTCATTGGTGCGGTGAGTTCCGGGCGAAAGAGGCCGCTGATGGCCAAGCCTAAGCGCTCCAGCTGCCCTATCGCCGTCGGTGATCGCGTTCGCCTTCTAGGCCGAAAGGGTCTCGGCGTTGTGCGCACGATTAACGATATCGGGTGGTGTAGGGTAGAATGGGATAGCGACGCGCCTGGACCCCATATCGTGGATGCGCGCGAGCTGACGAAGGAGTCGGAGGATGCCTGACCGAAGCGGAATGAAATTGGTCAGGATGTCCGACATCCCGTTTGATGAGCGCTGGCAGCTCCAGCATGAAGACGGATCGCCTGTGACCGATCCTAATGTCCTAGCTGATATGACCGAACGGTGGAATTTCGCCAGCCGTGCGGTTAACTCGATTGCCATGTCGGTAGTGCGGGAAGGTTTTATGGACGACAAAGATGGCCAGGATTAAGAAGGACTTCTCGCCTCCAGAACCAAAAGAGACTGGCCGTCCCACGTTTTATACCGATCAGCTAGCTGCTGAGATATGCGAGCGTCTAGCTGAAGGCGAACCTCTGGCTGTTATCTGCCGCGATAGTCACATGCCATCTTCTGTCGTTACCGTGTGGCAATGGGCCAAGGATCGACCTTCCCTTTCCGAAAGCATCGCGAAGGCTCGGGAAAGCGGTTGGGACCACATCGCCTGGAAGGTTAGAAAGACCGCGCGGGGAAAGCTGACCTATGAAGGCGGCGACAGCACAGGCGATATCCAGCGCGATAAGCTCATCATCGACACGGATTTGAAGCTGCTCGCTAAGTGGGACCCCAAGCGTTATGGCGACAAGGTTGCGCTTACGGGCGGTTCAAAGGATGATGCGCCGATCAAAGTGGAAACCGCGGCGAAGCTGGACAACCTGACTCGTGAGCAGCTCGATCAACTCCTTAGCCTTGCAACTGCTGCAGACGCCGCGCGAGGAGATCTTGGCGGCGATAGCGAGGAAGGAGATTGAGGAGCAGCGGGAGCTTTACGAGGGCTCGCTGTATGAGTTTCTCCGCGCCGCATGGAAATATATCGACCCGAGCCCATGGACGGACGGGTGGTGTCTTGAGGCGATATGTGAGCATCTGGAGGCGGTTGCGGACGGCGAAATACGACGTCTTCTGATTAATATTCCGCCGCGGTGCGGAAAATCATCCCTGATTTCAGTTGCCTTTCCGGCGTGGGTTTGGGCCCAGCGGTTTAGGGGTCCCATCTCTGGACCTGGCGTCCAGTTTCTGCACGCGAGCTATGCCGAAAAACTGTCCATGCGAGACAGTGTCAAGTGCCGTCGCCTGATCAAGAGTCCTTGGTATCAAAAGCTCTGGGGCGATCGATTCGCCCTTATGAACGATCAGGACACCAAGCACCGATTCAGCAACGATAAGGGAGGCGAGCGCCTCATAACCTCGATTAGCGGTACCGCTACCGGGGAAGGCGCTATGTGCTTTGTGATCGACGACGCAAATGCCGCCAATGAGGCAGAATCAGAGGCCACGATCACGTCGACTAATGACTGGTGGGACCAGAGCGCCAGGACGCGTTTGAACGACCCGAAAACCGGAGCGTTTGTTGGCGTTCAGCAGCGCTTGGCTGAGAATGATTGGACGGGCCATGTGCTGGAGGCCGCAGCCGACGAGTGGGATCATGTCTGCCTGCCCATGCGCTATGAGGCGGACAGGTCGTTCGTCACGTCAATAGGTTGGAAAGATCCTCGTCAGGTCGAGGGCGAATTGATGTGGCCAGAGCGCTTTGGCGAGGAGGAGGTCTCCAGCCTTGAGCGCACGCTGGGGCCGTGGGGCGCTGCGGGTCAGCTTCAGCAGCGCCCCTCTCCCAAGGGCGGCGGTATCATCAAGCGCGAGTGGTGGCGGTTGTGGGAGGACAAGGCGTTCCCGCCGATGGATTACATCATCGCCAGCCTAGATACCGCCTATACCGAGAAGGAGGAGAACGATCCGTCTGCTATGACCGTGTGGGGCGTGTTCACGACCGATCCTGTAGCAACGCAGCATCGTTGGCTGGATAGCGACGGCCGTCCCCAGTACGGCGATAGGGCGTTTACCGAGGAGGCGCCCAAAGTCATGCTCATGCATGCCTGGCGTGAGCGCCTGGAGTTTCACGACCTTGTTAAGCTCGTTATGGAAACATGTTCTAAGTTCAAAATCGATAAGTTGGTTATCGAGAACAAGGCCGCCGGAATTAGTACGGCCCAGGAAATCCGCCGACTAATGCGTAATGAGACGGTTGGTATACAGCTGTACAATCCCGGAAATCTGGACAAGCAGTCCAGACTTTATTCGGTGCAGCACCTATTTTCTGAGGGAGTGATCTTCGCGCCGGATCGAAAGTGGGCCGAGATGACTATCACCGAGGTTTCGCAGTTTCCTAAGGGTCGGTATCGCGACCTGACCGACACCGTGTCCCAGGCCCTCCGCCATCTGCGCGACATAGGCATGCTGATCCGCAGTCCGGAGCGAGCCGCAGAGATCGAGGACGCTAAGCGCTACACGAAGCCGCCCGAGCCGCTCTACCCGGTGTAGGCGTTTTGCGGGTCTCAGCCGTTGCTTTTGCCGCATAATGCGGGTTATGATGGGAAAATCTGGGAAGGATGATGAAGATGCAAACTGCGAAAACTGCCGAAGAGGCGTTCGAACTCTACGCCAAGGCCAAGGCTGAAAACGCTCTGATCCAAGGATCTTGGCATAGGGGAGGATATGGAGGAGAAGGTGACGGCCGCATGTTGGCTTGTGGCCTTGGCATCATCGGTCCCGATGTCAATAGTCCGAGCGACTGTCCTGCCGAGATTATGCCTCGCTGGCTGGCGCAGATGGTTCCATGGTTTTTCGATCATCAGAAACCAGATGATGCCTTCGATTGGGGCGAGAGGTTCTATGCTGAACTGAAGCGCCTGAATGGCAAGGTGCCGTTTTCGGTCGTGCATGCGTGGCATGCTAAGGTCGTCGGCCCGCTGGCCATTGAGGTCGCTGAAAAATACGGCAGGGATGCCACTCCGCATCGGCTGTTGGCCGAAATGCAATTTGCCGCGCTAACCGGGAAGAAGTTCTCCGCGGACGAATGGCGGCCGATCCTGAAAGATGCGTTCAGGAGGATTTATTTGGTCAGATATGTCACCTACGCCAACGCCTACGCCGACGCCTACGCCGACGCCGACGCCTACGCCTACGCCGACGCCGACGCCAACGCCTACGCCAACGCCTACGCCGACGCCTACGCCTACGCCGACGCCTACGCCTACGCCAACGCCAACGCCTACGCCTACGCCAACGCCTACGCCGACGCCGACGCCGACGCCATTAAGCGGCTAGCAGACGGCATGGTGGCGTGTCTATCGGAGGTGGGGACGAAATGAGCGGGTTGATAGAGAGCGTCGCCCAGGCCATTCATGAAAGCGACGGTCTGCCGCTGAGTATGGCTCGCTCACATGCCCGAGTGGCGCTCAAGGCCATGCGTGATCACACGGTCGTCTACCGCGAGGATGGCTTGATGGTCCACCAGCTCATCGGTGCGCCGGACGACATCTGGAAGATGCTTCTGGACGCGGCGTTGGCTGAATGACCGGCCAAGAACTCCGCGACTGGCGCAAGCGAATGCGCCTTACCGCGCGTCAGGCGTCCGAGAAGTTGGGGGTGTCTGAGGATACGTACGCTCGCCTTGAGCGCCGCGCTGAGGTGGATCTAAGGACCGCGCTGGCGGCATCGGCCGTGGCGCTTGGGATCAAGGGAGATCGGCTGTGATAGTCGGAGGGATTCCGAGCGTGGTGCGTTGAATTTATCAGAGCTATGGCACAAAGTTCCGTTTCAGGCCCAATATCCGATGAGGAGTGGGAAAAGGCCTTCGGGTCGGAACCCTTGCAACCGCACAACGTTTCAATCGTAAACCCGGAGAACGACCATGCCGATCACTGACGCCAACGGTAACCCAGTCGCGACCGTCGCCGATCTAGCCCCCAATGCGCTAGTCGCTCCGGGTAGCGTTCGGGATACCATCGTGGACAGTTCCCTGAAGGAGCACGATCAGAATGATCTTCGGGTGGCCAATGCGTCCCTACGCTACCAGATCCAGCTCCAAGGCAGCGGCATGCCTGCTGAGTACGACGTCAAGAGCGTCGACATGGGCGCCAATGGCGAGCTAATCGTCCAGCACTCGGACGTGGACGCCATCGACATCTTCGCGCCCGGCGAGTGGCGCTCTGTCAAACTGGTGCGCTCGTGAGCATCCATACCTCGCAGGTACCGACTGGGACAGCGCGGTGACATTTGACCACAAAGACGCAATCAGGCGATAAGGGGGCATGGCTGGCCTCGCTCCCGAACCTGAGCTGATTATCGAAGTCGATGAGGGCGAGGATCGTCCTGATATTGACGATAGTGGCGCTATCCTGAAGATCGAACACCCAGACGGGGCGATCACCATCTCACTGGATGGTCGCCCCGTCATTGGTGCACCGGTCGATGACAGTCCGACCGGATGGTTCGACAACCTCGTTGACCGCATCGACAATCCAGAGCTGACGCGGATCGCAGAGGACCTGCTGCGGTCAATCTCCGATGACAAGGAGAGCCGCAAGGAGTGGGAATCCTACATCGAGACCGGCATCAAGCTGCTCGGGTTCAAGCTTGAGGTTCCCGGCCTTCAGGGCGCTAGCGACGGCGCCCCGATCGAAGGCATGTCCAAGGTTCGCCACCCCCTGCTAGCTGAGGCGGTGTTGCAGTTCCAGGCCAATGCGAGGTCGGAGCTGCTTCCCACTGACGGGCCGGTAAAGATCAGGGATGACGCCAACGGCAACCCGCCTCAGATGGGCCACAACGGCGGCCCGCCCCTAGAAGGATCAACCGTCGGCGATACGCTTGAGAGCGACGAGCTGGCGGACGCGCTCGAAAAGGATCTGAACCACTACCTAACCACGACGGCCAGCGAATATTACCCAGACACCGACCGTATGCTCATGAAGCTCGGCCTGGGCGGCATGTCGTTTAAGAAGGTGTACTTCTGCCCGCTACGGGAGCGTCCAGTCAGCGAGACGGTGGACAGCGACGACCTGATCGTCAACTCTAGCGCCACGGACCTGAAGAACGCCAGACGTATCACGCACCGGATTTCCCTGCGGCCGTCGATCGTCAAGCGGCTGCAGATCCTTGGCGTCTACCGCGACATTCCACTGTCGGACCCCAGCCAAGCCGATTTGGATTCGGTCCAGCGTGCGGAGCGAGACCAGTCCGGAGTCTCTCAGAGCGCCGGCAATCCGCTGGATCGGGACCGGGAGATTTACGAGTGCTATTGCGAACTTGACGTCAAGGGATTTGAGCACAAGCGCAAAGGCAAGGTGACTGGCCTTGAGATTCCATATCGCGTGACGATCGACGTCACGTCTCATGAAATCCTCTCCATCGTCCGGAATTACGAGGAGGAAACCAAGGAGCTTCCCGAGGCCAAGACGGTGTTCGTGAAGTACACTTTCGTTCCGGGTTTTGACTTCTGCGACATCGGCCTGCTGCACATACTTGGAAATTCCACCAATGCCGTGACGGCCGCTTGGCGTGAGATGCTCGACAACGGGATGTATGCCAATTTCCCGGGATTCCTGATCGGAAAGAGCGCTACCCGCCAGAATACCAATCTGATCCGAGTCGCTCCTGGCGCTGGCGCCCAAGTCGACATTAGCGGCATGGACGACATCCGCAAGGCCATCATGCAGCTGCCCTACAACACGGCGCAGATGGGTCCGCTGATGCAACTCGTCGAGAACATCGTTGAGACGGGCCAGCGCGTGGCTGGATCGGCGCAGACGCTGGTTGGCGAGGGTAAGCAGGACATTCCAGTCGGAACCATGCTGGCCATGATCGAACAGGCCACGAAGATGGTCGGTTCGGTCCACAAGCGGATGCATACCAGCCAGGCAGAAGAGTTCCGGCTTCTGGTCGCCGTGTTCCGAGATCACCCCGAGAGCTTCCTCCGGTACAAGAAGCATCCGTCTGGCCAGAAGTGGACCGAGAAGGTGTTCATCCAGGCGCTTAGCGACTACAACCTTACGCCACAGGCCGATCCGAACACCGCCAGTCATACCCAGCGCATCATGAAGGTGCTAGCGCTGCTGCAGTTGGCCAAGGACAGCCCGGCGCTTTATGACCCGCGCAAAATCAATGAGGTGGCGATCAAGACCATCGGGTACAGCAATCCCGATGAGTTCCTCGTAGCCAATCCGCAGCCGCCGCCGCAGGTTCAGGAGGCGATGGCCAAGGCCGGAAATGACGCCAAGATAGCCAATGCCAAGGAGACGGATTCCAAGGCGCGCATGATCGACGCTCAGACCAAGGCCCAGGACGTCAAGAACAAGGGTTTGGTCGGCGCGCAGCAAGGACCGACTCCGGTTGACGTCTATGAGGCGCAGACCAGCCGCATGGACGCAGAGACCAAGGCAGACGCGCTCAAGCTGCAGGCGCATCGATCCAATGTGGACGACGAGAACCGCGACCTTGACCGTCAGGCCAAAGAGAAGGAAACTGTCCTCGATTTCGCCTCAGAAATTATGCGAAACCCGCAACAGGCTGAGGCCGGGGCTCATGAAGTGAAGCCGATTGAGCGCGAGATTGGGGCGGACGACCAATAATGTCAGCGATGCTCACAGCCAGGAAGTTCGACCGCGAGCACGGGGGAAAAGTCTCCCCGTTCGTTGAGCTTCGTTTGCGGAGCTCCTCCGGTTCGGACGTATTCGTTCAATTCACCCCTGAAACGATGCAACGAGTATGCGAGAGCATCACGTCGCTTAAGTTGGGCGAGAGCGTGAGCTGGGCCGATACGATAGTTTTGGATGACAGCCTTAATCATCGGAATCAAGTCGAGTCAGCCACGTACGATTCCTATGCCGACGCCGTTCTGCGTCCCGGCCTGAACTCAACTGGAAAGATCTCCTGATGTCAGAGCTTGCCAAAGAGGCCCGCGCCAAGATGCGCGACAAGGCCAAGCGCCTGACGACTGACCCGCACCAGAAGGTCGATGCATCGGACTGGACCCCGCCCGAGCCGCTTGAGGCCAATGTCCAGACTGGGCCCCGCCCCGTCTCCAAGCAGTTCAAGCGCGGCGGCCACGTCGAGGGCGAGCACGCGAAACATCATGCGGGGCGCAAGCCTCGCAAGTCAGGCGGTCGCCTTGCCAATGAGCTGATAAACCGCAACGTCAAGGAGGCCAACGAGGAGCGCTCGGGACCGAAGCATGAAGGCGGCATGAAGACTGGCGGTCGCGCCCATAAGCTGGCGGGTGGCCCGCTGGCCACGCCGCTAGCGGCCGGAATGGGCGGCCAGGGTCGCATGGGCTTCAACTACCCGACCCGCGCTAAGGGCGGGAAGGCTGAGCACAAGGACGCTGCCGAGGACAAGGCTCTGGTCAAGTCCATGGTTAAGCCCAAGGCGCTGCGTGGCGGTTCGGAACTTCATGACTTCTCGTGCGAATGCCCCAAGTGTCATGGCGGCATGGCGCGCGCCCATGGCGGCAAGACGGAAGCGGTGGAGCGACACCATTCATCCTGTCAGTGCGCCAAGTGTCACGGCGGATCGGTGTCCAATGGGACGCTACAGGGAACACGACCGACTGGCGGCCGCGAAGCCCACGCAAAGGGCGGTAAGGTCGGCAAGACCAATATTAACATTGTGATAGCTCAGCCAGGAAAAGACGCGGCCCCAATGGGCCAGCCGATGCCGCCGCGCCCCATGCCGCCGCCCGGTGCTGGGATGCCGCCTCCTGGCGCTCCGCAGATGTCTCCTGGCGGCCCGCCTCCGGGGATGGGCGGTCCTCCGCCGGGAATGCCGCCGGGTGCTGGCGGCCCGCCTCCGGGGATGATGCCGCGTAAGCGCGGCGGCCGGACCCGTGGGCATTACGATGCCGGCGCCGGTTCTGGTGAGGGGCGACTGGAGAAGATCGAAGAGTACGGCGATTGACCATGGCTACCTATAACGACCTGTTCGAGAGTGAAATCCGGAAGAAAGTCACCGAGCGCATCCATGGCGTGGCTCAGGACATGATAACTGGAAATCTGAGCGATTTCGTCGCCTACAAGGAGCTGTCCGGTTTCATTCGAGGTCTGGAAATGATCGACACACTTTGCAACGAGGTCCGTTCGGACATGGAGAAGCGCTGATATGCCGGCAATGGTAATGCTGCACGAAAAGGACCCTGCCGAGGTTCTTTGGGAAGCGATTGGAGATATCTCCGATGTCGAGGTGCTCAACAACGACATCCTCGTGGCAATCTATGAGCGCCCGGCTCAGACCAAGGGCGGCATCTTCCTGACCGATCAGGTCCGAGATGAGGACAAGTCCCAGGGCAAGGTCGGCATGGTCGTCAAGATGGGCGAACTGGCCTGCAAGGAAGACTGGGACGAGGAAGTCAATGGCTGGCGCGCCTGGGATCGGCCTCACCATTTCTCGGTTGGAGATTGGGTTGTGTTCCGGGCCTCTGAGGGCTGGGCCGTGACCGTCAACAAGAAGCTCTGTCGCATGGTGCGGGACGCGGATATCCGCATGCGCATCGAACATCCGGATCAGGTGTGGTGATGGAACACCTATTCCAATATCGTTCTCGGTGTGAGCGATGCAACGCGCGACGCGCGGCGTTCGAAGATGGATTGTCGCCAAAATGCAAGCTGTCAGATGTCGTGTCCGTGACATTCTGGCGGCTCGTGAAGAAATTGGCTGACGTAGCCACTGTGGCTAGCATCTCTCACATGGCCAAGTCGCATGGATTCGATGTTGTAGAAACTCGTCGTGTCGCCAAGCGAGAGGTGGATGCGATCTGGGATTCCCTTTCTGCTCATCTGGACTACCAGACAACTGAGGCGCAAATCCTCAATGAGCGCCTAGCTAGGCGATATGATTTCGGCATGGCGATGAACGAGGCTGCCAACCGGGCCATTGCCGCGAAGAAGGCCGCTGGGCAACCAAATCCTCATAATCTTACCGGCTTTCAAGAGCGAGCCTTGGAATTGCAGAAGGAAACGCTCCAACGGGCGTTGAAAAGTGCATGAGCGAGCGCGACGAAGAAATCATCATTGAAGAAGACCCCATCGCCCCGGATCCCGAAGCCAAGGGCCAAGGAGTTCCGGCTAAGGCCACCGCCAAAGAAATCACTCCCGAGGAGGGGATCGAAGAACTAAAGGCTCAACTCGCCAAGGGAAGGCAGGAGGCGGAAGCCGAGCGGGCTGCGCGCCTGCAGGCCGAAAGCCGAGCCCGGGACGCTGAGCACCAAGTCGCTGACGCCAGGAATCAAGCACAAGACAGCGCGATCCAGCAACTTGAGAGCACCAAGATTGCCATCGCCACGTCCCAGCAGGCGCTTAAGGCTCGACTGGCTCAGGCTCGCGCCGATGGCGATGTCGGTGCTGAGGCCGATATCTTTGCAGAAATTTCCCAAAACTCGGCTCGTCTCCACAGTGTAGAGATGGGCATCGAGCGCGCCAAGTCGATGCCGAAGCAGCAGGCGCCCGCTGAGACTGATGTGGTGGAGCGATTCGCCAACTCGCTGTCGCCTCGGTCTGGATCGTGGATTCGCCAGCATCCCGAGTTCGTGCGCGATCCGACCAAGAACCGGCGCATGATCGCGGCGCATGAACTTGCCCTGACGGATGGTCATCCGGTGGACTCCGATGATTATTTCAAGCGGGTTGAAGATATCCTTGGCATCCGAACCAATGGCGATGATGTGGTGGTGAACGAGGAAGCTCCTCGCCGACAGATCCAACCTTCGGCCGCCCCGCCTAGCCGGTCAGGACCCAGCAATAGCGGGGAAAAGCCACGCACTGTCACCCTGACTCGTGATGAGCGGGAGATGGCGGACATGATGGGTATGTCCTATGTGGACTACGCCAAGAACAAGATTGCCCTCAAAGCGGAAGGGAGGCTGAATTGACCGACCAGAAGCCCAAGCGCGCCTATACCCGCCGCATTCACACTGAGGAACCCATCGTGGAATCCAGATCCGACCTTCGCCCTGAAATCCGCGCTGAGAGCGTTCGCGATCCGATCCGCAACGCTGATGATCCGCTGGCCCGCGCCGCCGCTCGTACCGCGCAGTTGATGGAGCATGGATCGCTCGACGACTATGAGGCCGGAACTGACAAATACTTCATCGATCCTGACTCCATTCCGGAGGGATGGTCCTACGAGTGGAAGCGCAACACCGTCTACGGCAAGGAAGACCCGTCCTATCAGGTTGGACTAGCTCGGATGGGCTGGGAGCCGGTTCCAGCGTCCCGACATGCCTCGTTCATGCCGAAGGACTGGAAGGGAGAGGTCATCGAGCGGGATGGCATGGTGCTGATGGAGCGGCCCCAGGCTGTGACCGATCGTATCATCGCCTTGGAGCGAAAGAAGGCTCGCGATCAGGTCCGCATAAAGGAAGAACAGCTCGGCAATGCGCCGGCCAATACCTTTGATCGGGTTGACGGCAATCGGCGTCCGAACGTGAAGGTCAAGAAGGAGTGGACTCCGATGGAGATCCCCTCAGATAGTGTGACTTGACAATATCCACATACTACATATAGCCTCAATCAATAGGCGCTCCCCGGCGTGAGCGCTTCGCCTAATCCAAGTCTCAGTCGGCCCGGCGCTCGACGATGGCTTTCCTTCTACGGAGAGACCCGTCGTGGCGAATACGTTCGCGCCGTTTGGCTTCCAACAACGTAGCGGAACCGGCTCATCGCCGACCTACGAACAGATTGAAGGGACTGGCGACTACAACACCGCCGCCATCTTCTTTGGCGACCCGCTGTTCCGCCTGAGCGATGGAACCTTGGCTGGCGCTACTACTGGTCCCGGCCCTGGTACTGGCGTGATCGCAGGCATCTTCGTCGGTTGCCACTATCTGTCGCAATCTCAGGGCCGCACCGTCTGGAACCATTACTGGCCCGGTACGGACGTCGCCTCGACCAATTCCGTCACCCTCTACTACATCAACGATCCGAACGCCCAATTCCTGGTGCAGTCGGATGCGACCGGCCTGACCGCCGCCTCTGTCGGCTTGAATGTCCAGTTCGCCTACGGAACCGGCAACACCGCCAACGGCATCTCGGGCGCCTACATCACCGGGGGATCGACGGCGACCACCGCGACCCTTCCATTCCGCATCGTCTCGCTGCTGACCGCCCCTCCGGGTGCGAACGGCACGGCAACCGGCGCTTTCGCGCAAGCTGTCGTGGCGTTCAACAACGTCGAGACCAAGAGCCTCACGGCTCAGAATTAAGCCGGGGGATTGAACAATGGCTGTTAACCTTTCGGCAATTCGAGATCTCCTCCTCCCCGGACTTCGTGGGGTCGAGGGAAAATATGAGATGATCCCATCGCAATGGGATAAGATCTTCACCAAGCACGACTCCAAGATGGCTCTGGAGCGCACAGCTGAGATGCGCTACTTGGGGCTGGCTCAGCTAAAGACTGAGGGCGGACAGACCCAGTTCGACAACAACGCTGGTGAGCGTTGGCTGTGGAACCAAGAGCATATGGAACTGGCCCTTGGCTATGCGATCACCCGCAAGGCCATCGACGACAACCTTTATAAGACCCAGTTCCACCCTTCGAACCTAGGCCTGATCGAATCATTCCATCAGACCAAAGAGATCTTTGCCGCCAACGTCTTCAATACGGGAACGGTCTACAACCCGAACGTCGGTGGAGACGGCGTTGCGCTATATTCGACTGCACACCCGATTGATGGAAACACTTACGCCAACACCCCAACCACGCAGGTCGACCTCAACGAGGCGACCATGCTGAATGGCATGATCTCCATCCGGACCAACTTCCGGGATCAGGCTGGCCTGAAGATCTTCGCCCGTGGCCGCAAGCTGATCGTTCCGCCGCAGCTTGAGCCGGTCGCGATCCGCCTGACCAAGACCGAGCTCCGCCCCGGAACCGCCGACAACGACGTGAACGCGATTCACTCGACGGGTGGCGGCCTCCCCGAAGGCTATATGGTCAACGACTTCCTGACCTCGCCGTTCGCCTGGTTCATGCTCACCAATATCGACGGCCTGTCGTATATGAGCCGCATCAAGTTCGAAACGGATATGCAGGTTGACTTCGTGACCGACAATCTGTTGGTGAAGGGTTACGAGCGGTATAGCTTTAGCTACTACAATCCCCGCGCTACCTGGGGCTCGTTCCCGACTTCGTAATGCTCAGGGATAACTAGCACATGACCATCACGGCAAATGCTGGCCCCTACGTAAGTTTCGGGCAGGCGCAATACGCAGATTACAATCCGGAAGCGGGTCCGTCCCTGTTCTTCTCTGGGCAGGGGATCATGGACCCCCGGATGCCGTTCAACTACGATCCGGGCCAGGACTTTGGCGCGGCCACCTGTGGTTGGCTGGGAACGACCGCGATCACTACCCTGAATATCACGCCGCCTGCCGCTTCTGGCGTGGCCATTTCTGCCGCTGCGGCCACAACGGGCGGAACGCCGGTTACCTTGGTCTCGGCTAGCTCTGCCACGACTGGCGTGGCCGTAGGGATCAGCGCCACCAACTCCAATACGGGCGTCAACGTCACTGGCCTGTTGGCCCTAGACGCTTACACTTCGGTGAGTGGCTACGTCTCCAACGGCACGAGTGGCGTCGCTGGCAATCTTCTGATCATCACCACCTCGACGACGGTGCTTCCGATCGTGGTCGGCATGACTCTTGCCGGAACGGGCATTCCGGCTGGAACGACCGTCACTGGCTATGGCCCGGCGATCGGAACGACCGCCTCTGGAACTGGGTTCACTGGCGTCTACACCGTCAGCGGCGCACCGTTCGCCGCTGGAACCTCTGGTGCGCCGATCACCATCACGGGCTCTCAGGGCTCGACTGTGGCCGGTACTGATGCCGTGGCCGCCTGCCGCCTACCGTTCGGATCGTCTGGTACGATCCAGATGTGGAACCCGCAGGCGCTATCTGCTCGCGCCGTGTCGATCACCCCGGTTTCCGCCGCGCCGTCCGCCTCGATCACCTTCACGGTGTCTGGATATGACATCTACGGCGTGCCGATGACCGAAGTCATCCCGCTCACCACGGGGTCGACCGGCGGAACGGCGGTGAACGGAAAGAAGGCGTTCAAGTACATCGCTTCGGTCACTCCCTCGGGCACCCAGGCCGTGACCTTCAGCGTCGGAACCACCAACATTTTCGGCCTCCCGCTTCGGTCAGACACGTTTGGCGATGTGCTGATCTATTATGCTGCGTCCCTGAATCCGGTTCCGATCGTTTCGGCGACGGGATATGTGTCCGCTGTCACCACGCCGTCGACCACGACCACGGGCGATGTGCGCGGAACCTACACCAACACGCCCTCCATTGGGGCGAACCGCTTCGTCGTCACCCAGTCCCCGCCGCTCTACAATATCGGCTCTGTCGCCGGCCTCTTCGGCGTAGCGCAGACCTGATTGAGGTACTGACCCATGAAAGAGCACTCCAAGCACCACGGCGAGCATGAGATGCATCATGCCGAGCATGGCGTTCATCCCGGTCACCGCAAGATGCGCAACACCGGCGGAGTGAACGAGGCCGAAGAGGATCTGCGCGACAAGCCGGAATCCCGCACCAACAACCGCAAGATCGACGCGGAAGCCGAGGAGCGCAAGCATGGCGGAAAGACCCGCCGTGAGCGCAAGAAGGGCGGCGGCGTTCGGGTTCACCATGTGGACCACGAAGGCAAGCTGAAGGAGCCCAAGCGCGCCGAACGCAAGAGCGGCGGCAAGCTGAAGTCTCACGTCAAGGAAGTCCACATGCATGGCGAGTTGGCCAAGCATCACGCGGGCCGGATGCCGCGGAAGTCCGGCGGCCGTACCGGCGCCGACTCCCATCCGTTCTCCTCGGCCCGTCATGGGTCGCCTGCTCCAGGCCGCAAGCTTGAAGAGGAGACGATGGATTGATCTCCATCGCCTGAGAACCATTCATGCAACCCAGGACCACGACGCAAACGGGCGTTGGTCGCTCAACCCTGATCCGGCTCGACTCATGGGCCGGATCTCAGGTGGGCGTTCAGTGCGTCGTGACCGGAACGGCGACCTATACGGTTCAGCAGAGCTTCGATGATCCTAATGACCCTGTCAGCCCGATCGCGCAGGGTTCCATGACCTGGGTCAACTGCCCCGACGTTGGGCTGGTGAATGCGACCGCAACGGCTCAGACCTGGTATAATTTCGTTCCTACCTTCATCAGCGTAAACGTGACGGCAGGAACTGGATCGGTGCGCATGACCGTTTCACAAAACAGCGCGGTTCCCTACTGATCGGAGGTCAGGAATGTCGACCTCTGGAACTTTCGCCTTCAACCCGAATCTCGGGGAAATCACGCTCTACGCGTTCCACATCGCGGGCGTGCGACCGACAGCCATAACCCAAGAACATCTGTTCTCTGCCCGGATGGCGGCGAACATGATCAATTCACGCTGGTGCGCTCAGGGCGTCAACCTGTGGGCCGTGGACCTGCAGACCGTTCCGCTGATCCAGGGACAATCCACCTACAGCGTTCTGGCCAATACGGTGGCGATGCTGGATGGCTATGTGGTCACCAACACGGATTTCCCGACCAACAATCGCATCCTGCTGCCGATCAGCCGGTCCGAGTATGCTACCTATCCCAATCCGCAGCAGCAGGGATTTCCAACGGTCTATTGGTTCGACCGCCTGCTGTCGCCGACTGTCACCCTGTGGCAGGTCCCGGACGGAAATCAGGCGTCGTTCAACTATTACCGAATGCTGCAGATCCAGGACTCGGTGCTTCAGGGCGCCACGCAGGTCCAAATCCCGTACTACGCCCTGGAGGCATACGCCTTTGCGCTGGCAGCTCGCCTCGCGATCATCTGGAATCCGACCCTGGCCACCGCCCTGAAGGGCATGGCCGATGAGGCGTACAACATCTTCGCAGACCAAAACGTGGAGACGGCTCAGTTTTTCGTATCGCCTGTGATTAGTTCGTACTGGCGGACGTGATGGCATACGCCTCCAAGGCCGGCCGCGCATTCACCAATCCGAGCAATCCCCAAGCGCAGGGCGTATGCGATCGGTGCGGGATTTGGACGCAACGATACAAGCTGCGCAATCAGTTCGCCTGGCGCGGATCAGCGCTCATGCCAACTTACATTTTCGTCTGCTCCGATTGCTATGACACTCCGAACGAGCAGCTCCGGGCGATTGTCCTGTCGCCAGATCCAGTTCCAATCGAGCAACCGCGCACCGAACCATTCTTCGCCGATGAGCAATCCGGTGGATGCTGGCCGATCGGAAATCCTTCCGCGCTGGATGCCAATGCGGTCATGCCGCAGTTTGGCCGGGTCAAATATGGTGTCCCGCTATCGCTGATATCGGTAACGTCGATCGGTTCGAACATCATCTCCGTCACCTGCTCCGCGCCGCATGGCCTGCAGACCAATGCCCAAGTGTCCGTTCTGGGGCTGACCGATCCGAATGCCTGTGGCTTCTTCAGCGTGACCGTCACGTCCGCCATGGCGCTCACCTATCAGACTTTCCTACCGATCGTACCCGGCGGTCTCCTGACTCCAGCCACGGTCATCAAGACGGCGCTGGTTGGCCTGCCGCGCGGACTTGCCCAGATTCCCCAGATTGGGCCGGCGCTGTGCTCGCTTCAGATCTACGCTGCGCCCCAGACTATCCTTTCGGTGGGAATCTTCACGACTTTCCAGCTCATCGCCTACAAGGGCGTTCCGCCATATACCTTTGCGGTTCCACCCGCAGAGGTGTTTTGGGAATCGGCGGATGGGCATGTGGTATTTTGGGCCGATGAAAGCGGAAATCTGGTGATCTGGGATGGCGTGTCGTCATTCCCGCCCGGCCTGTCGATTGATCCGGCCACAGGCATCGTATCTGGCGTTCCGACGACGCCGGGCACCTATCCGCTGATCTTTACGGTTACCGACTCCGCTGGCAATGTGGCGGCGACCAATCCCATCTATTTCGTGGTCTCCTGATGGCCGATTTCGCCCCAACCGCCCTGACGTTCAACGGCTATATGAATGCCGTCGGGACGCTGGCCGTGACCCAGGTCGGGGTCAATAACGGGGTGAACTTTTTCGTCGACCCGGACCTGACCAACATCACGCCGCAGATGCTGAACTATGCCGAGCTGCGCATCCAGCGCGACTTGGACCTTTTGCCGGCTCAGACCAGTCAGTCCTATACGTTGGCCGCTGATGCCAACTTGATCCAGATCCCGGTGAATGACTTTGTGATTATCCGGACCCTGAACGCTCGGGTTGGAACGGCGCTCGTTCCGCTCATGCCCGTATCTCAGGAGTTTCTCGGGAACGTCTATTCTGATAGCACCGTCACGGGTCCGCCGGCCTATTTCGCCATGTTCGGCGGCGATCAGGCAACCGGCGGCGCGACGTTCAACAATGTCCTGATCGGGCCGTATTCGGATCAGTCCTACCCAATCCTGGCATCAGGAACTCAGCGTCTTCCATCGCTCTATACGCAGGCGACGCCCGAACTGGCAGCAAGCGGAACCACCTTCATCAGCGCGCTTCTTCCCGATCTTCTGGTGCTTGCCAGCATGATCTACATAGTCGCGTTCTATCAGCGAAACGCGGGGAACGCGGGCGCCAATGATCCGCAGATGCCGTTCACATATGAAACCCAGTATCAAGCGTTCCTGAAAGGCGCGGGTGTCGAGGAGGCTCGCAAGAAGTTCATGGCGTCGGCTTGGTCGTCCATGTCGCCCCCAGCAGCCGCGACGCCTACGAGGTAGGCCATGGGGCACGCAACGGTAAAGTTCGCCCCCGGCGTCAATGTCAACGACACCCCGGCTCTGAACCAAGCCGGCATCTCGTCGTGCAACCTGATCCGCTACACCTTTGATTCGGTGGTTGGCGGCCTCGTGCAAAAGTTGGGCGGTTGGTCAAGATTTTATCCAAATACCATAAGCACGATCGTGCGCGCTTTGGTGGCTTGGCAGGATCTGAATGAGGTTCAACACCTCGCCTTTGGTACGAAAAACATCGGAAATACGAGTCAAGCTCAGCTCGGGGTGATCACCAACGGATCATTGCAGATCATTACGCCGCAGACGACGTTTACCAGTGAGACGGCGCAAATATCCGTTACGGCCGGAAGTTCAACGGTGACCATTACCGATCCGGTGGTGACGAACCTGACATCGTTCGACAGCGTCTATATCCAAACCCAAATCGCGATCGGCGGCATAGTGCTCTATGGCGTCTATCCGATCATGCAGGACACATCCACCGTCTACCAGATTACGGCAACGGATATCCTGGGGGCGGCAGAGCCAGCGGTCACGACTAGTTCCAGTCCGGTCACCGCAGAATTTTCAACAACTATGGGTTCCACCTCCGTTCTCGTCACTCTGCCTGGGCATGGATATTCTGTAGGATCGACCTTTCCCGTGCTGATATCGACAACTGTCGGCGGGATAACCTTCTTCGGAAATTACATCGTTCAGTCGGTGCAAAGCACGAGCGTGTTCACCATCTTGGGTTCGATCACGGCCAGTTCGACTGCTGGCGGTTTCATGAATGGCGGAAACGCCGCTTACCTGTACAGCCTTGACCCAGGGCCCGGAGCTGCGGCCACCGGCTATGGCATGGGCGGCTATGGCGACGGACCATACGGTGGCGCAAGCGAGTCCGGCGGCGCGGTCGGGACGCCGATTTCCGCCACGGACTGGACGCTGGACTATTGGGGCGAAATCCTGCTCGCCTGCCCTATAAACGGAAGCCTGTTCCAGTCCATTTTCGCCTGGGACCCCTTGTCCGGGGATGAGGTCGCTACCGCCATCCCGCAAGCTCCGCCGGTCAATGATGGGTTCCTCGTGGCGATGCCGCAGCGCCAAATCGTGGCGTGGGGCTCAACGGCAACGGGCATTCAAGACCCGCTGCTGATCAATTGGTGCGATGTCAACAACTTCAATTCGTGGATCGCTACCGTCACCAATCAGGCAGGATCTTATCGTCTGCCGAGGGGGTCCCGAATCGTAGGAGCAATCCAGGGCCCAACCCAGATCATCATTTGGACCGACATCGACGTTTGGGCGATGCAGTACATCGGAACGCCGAACATCTATGGATTCAATGAGATCGGCACCGGGTGCGGCATGATCGCCCGAAAGGCGGGGGTGTCGTATAACGGAGTGGTCTACTGGATGGGCCCATCGCAGTTCTACATCATCGCCGCGCCGACCGAGACCACGGCCGGCGGCGTTGAAACGCTTCCGTGCCCGGTATGGGATGTCATTTTCCAGAACCTTGATCAATCCAACCTGCAAAAGATCCGGGTTGCGGTCAATTCAAGGTTCAACGAGGTGGCATGGTTCTACCCCACACTTTCATCCGGCGGAGAAATTGGCGGGTATGTCAAATACAACACCCAGCTTAATGCCTGGGACTATGGGAATATCGCTCGTACCGCCTGGATCGATCAGTCCGTCCTGGGGCCTCCGATCGGCGCCGACCCGAATAGCCTGTACCTGTATCAGCATGAGACGTCTCCGGACGCCGATGGCCAGCCGATGAACAGCTTCTTCCGATCCGGATTCGCTGCGCTCGGTGAGGGCGATAGCATCAGCTTTGTCGATCAGGTATGGCCGGACATGAAGTTTTCCGCCTATGCCGGAATGCCGAACGCCACCCTAAACCTGACGTTCTACGGAGCGAATTATCCGAATGGTCCAGTTACGGTGAATGGCCCATTCTCATTTACGCAGTCCAACACATATCTTACCCCACGCGTTCGAAATAGGCTGATATCTCTTCAGATTGGATCAAATGATGTTGGGTCATTCTGGAGAATTGGATCCATGAGGTATCGGTTTTCTTCAGATGGTAGATTCTGATGGCGACGCTTACGGACCTACAAACTACAGCCCAATTACTTGTTCAGGCTGTAAACGGCCTGTCTCAGACCTATAAGCAGGTTCAGGGATTGGCCGGCCTTCCCGCCATCTCCGCAACCACGCTTGTCCAAGCCGGCGCTGGCCGAGTCTGCTCCGTCAGTGTCACCACAGCCGGAAGTGCGACGGGACTAATCTATGATAGCGGCTTAGCCACCAGCCTTGTGAGACCGATCTATGAGATACCCAACATGGTCTCTGATGAGCCGTATGTGGTGAACTTGCCAGTGAACTATGGCATTTTGGTTGCGCCGGGGACGGGTCAAGTCGTCACCGTGTCCTATAGCTAGGAACGCCATGGCCGGGGGAAATCATCAGCGCGACGGGGCGTTAAGGGACGCTCTGGCGATTGCACGAATGCACCGCGCCGACGGCGGCCAGATCCGCGTTCCCGATATCGCGCAAACGCCGCTCATGACTGGAGAAATCCAAAGCGCCGTCGCCGGTCGCACCGATCACCTCCCCATGCATGTGCCCGAGGGTAGCTACGTAGTCCCGGCCGAGGAGGTGTCGCACCTTGGCGAGGGCAATACCCAGGCGGGCTTCAAGGTGCTGCGACGGGTATTCACGGGCGATCCTTACGGCGCCGCTGGGGGCCAGCCCTACAACGTCTCAGGCGGCCCCTACGGCTCGACCGGGCGGGCCAAGGGCGGCAAGACGGGATCCGTGCCCATTGTCGCGGCCGGCGGGGAGTTCGTCATTTCGCCAAGTGATGTTAGAAAGGTCGGTAGCGGTGATTTGGACCGTGGACATCGCGTGCTGGACGCCTGGATAAAGCGAATGCGGAAGGATCAGATCAAGACCCTGCAGGCGCTTCCAGGCCCGGCAAAGAACTAGCATGAGCGATATCCACGTCCGCATCGGAACGCCTGACGACGTCCACCCGATGGTGGAAATCGCGCTTATGGCAGCACGAGAGAATGGCGTGCTAGCGCCTAATCCTGAAAAGTTGCTTCAGGACATCTGGCCGGCGCTGAACCGTGATCGCGGTATCGTGGGGATAATTGGCGCGCCAGGGGAACAGCTTGAGGCCACCGTTCTGCTGCGAATTGGTCCGATGTGGTACAGCGATGGCGACGTTCTTGAGGAGCGCGCCATTTTCGTTCATCCGGACTATCGGCAAGCCAAAGGCGGACGAGCCGCTCGCCTATGCGAGTTCTCCAAGAGCGTGGCGGATCAGCTCGGCATTCCCCTGACGATCGGCATCCTGTCCTCACAGCGCACAGAGGCCAAGGTCCGCATGTATCGTCGCATTCTTGGCGAACCGTCTGGGGCGTATTGGATCTACAACGGCAAGACCGGATCTGCTGGTGCGCTTTCGCCCACGCTATCCACTGAGATGGTGGAGAACTGACGTGGGGGGGAAATCCAGCACATCATCATCACAGACCACAATCCCGGCGAACGTACTACAGCAATACAATCAGGTTAACGCCAATGCTGAGCAAGTAGCTCAAACCCCATTTCAGCAATATGGCGGGCAGTTCGTCGCGCCAGTTAACTCAACTGAATCGTCTGCGATAAACAACATTACCGCTGACGCTAACGAGGCGCAGCCGTACTATCAGGCCGCGACCGGACAGCTTCAGCAGGCCCAGTCCGCAACGCAACCATATTATGCCGGCGCGACTGGAGACGTTGGCGTTGCTCAGGCCGCGGGTAACGGGTTAGCGAACGCATCCCTTGGCGAACTTGGATCATCGGTGCAGCAAGCTAGCCCGATCACCACCCAGCAGATCAATCAGTACCTCAGCCCCTATCTGACCGATGTGGCCGGCACGGAATCCCAGCTTCTCAGCCAGGAGAACCAGCAGGCTCAGGCGGGTCAGCTCGGCAATGCGATCACCTCGGGCGCTTTCGGTGGCGATCGGGCCGGGATCGCGGCGGCGAACCTCAACCAGCAGAACCAGCTTTCTAACGCCAATATCCTGTCGGGCATCCTGAATACCGGATACAACACCGCGCTTTCGACGGCGCAACAGCAGCAGGGCGTCGGCATCTCTGCGGCTCAGACGGCGGCATCGCAATTGGCGAGCCTCGGTCAGCAGCAATATACCCAGGGCATGGGAGCGTCCAATCAGCTCGCAACCCTGGGGCAGGATATCTACAACACGGGAGCCGCTACCAGCGCCGCGGAGGCCAACCTTGGAGCCGGGGCGCAGTCAGCAGCCCTGTCAGGCGCCCAGGCTCAGCTTGCCGCTGGACAGGTGTCTCAGCAAACTCAGCAGGCCCAAGACACGGCGGAATACAATCAGTTCCTCCAGCAGCAGGCCTATCCGTTCCAGACGGCGCAATTCCTGGCCAACATCGCGGAGGGGACTGGTGCGCTATCCGGGTCAACCACCACCAGCACCACGCCCGGCGGTCTGTTCTCTGACCGTCGCCTGAAAGAGAACATCCGCAAGGTCGGCAAGCTGAAGGATGGTCAGACCATCTACTCGTACAACTACAAGGGCGACAACGTCACCCACATTGGCCTCATGGCCGATGAGGTGGAAAAAAAGCATCCCGAGGCTGTGGGCCTGTCCGCCGGCTACAAGACCGTCGATTACGACAAGGCTACGGAGGATTCAGCGGAGCGGAAGCGCTATGCCGTTGGCGGTCTCGCCGGCTATGGCGATAGCAATCTGGGCGCCATCACGCAGGCGGAACAGCAGATGTTCTCCAACGCCGGTCTTGGCGCGGCCGGCATGGGTGGAGGCGGTGTGCGCGGTGGGTCCTCCTACGTTCCGCAAGCCAACCTGCCAGTGCAATCGCTTCATGCTGCGCCGGCCCCACAGCCGACTCAGTCCGGACTGACTCAGGCGACGCAACTGGCCAATTTCGGCAATGCGGTGACCCCTGGCGTAACGACGGCCGCAAAGTGGGCTCAAGGCCTCGGTAAGGCCTCGCAGGCGAACGATAACGGCCTTGGCTCTGGATCTATAGACTTTGGCGATGACGATGTGGATGCGGTCTGGCGCGGCGGCCGTCTTGGACGGGCGATCGGTGGCGCGACGGACGATGATCCCTATCAATCGCCGGATGATCTGGATATCCCTGACGACCAGCCACATGCGCAGCTGAATCCTGCGCCGGCTCCAAAGCCTGCCTCTGGCGGCCTTCTTGGCGGACTTGGCCAACTGTTCGGAATTGGTAAGGACGCGGCAGGCATCGTTGCCGCCATGAACACTGGCGGTTCAGTTCCCGACGCAGACGATCCGGAATCGTCCATTCAGTCCATGTTGAGCCGCATGTTCGGCGATCTGGATAATGGCGATAAGGAGGCTGATGATGGCGACTCATCTCAGCCGGACCAGACAGCGCCGGTCGGTCCTACTGGCCTTGCGCCACCGGCGGCTGGTAAGCCCCCTTCTCCTGTAAGCGCTCCACTGAAGCAGGGCCTTGGTCAAGGCCTGGATTCCATCTCTTCGGCGATCAAAGCGGTTGAGGGGACGGGGAAGAATCCGAACTCTTCGGCGCGTGGGCCTTATCAGCTAATTGATCCGACCTGGCTTGGCATGTTCAAGCAGACCTTCCCCGATCGCGCTCAGGGCATGTCTGACAAGCAAATCCTGGCGATCCGGAACACGCCGCAGGGTGATCAGATTTCGGCGCAGCTTGGCCCTGAACTGGCGCGAAGGAACATTCAGACGCTCCAGAGCAATGGGATCCAGCCGAACGCGCCGAACGTCTATCTGGCCCACTTCCTCGGGCCGCAGGCGGCGATGCGGGTGATCAACTCCGATCCGACGACGCCGGTTGAGAAGCTGATCCCGAGCATGGACATTTCCGCCAATCGTTTCCTCAAGGGGAAAACGGCAGGAGACGTGCTCGATTGGTCCGCCAACGCACTTCAGAAGGCGCAATCGCGTCAGGGGTTCGCCGATGGCGGCGCACCTGACGGTACCGACGTCGACAGCGACGATGTGGACTTTGACCCAAATCGGGACTCGACGACTTCGGGCGCCGCGCTTCCCGCTCCCCTGGCTCCCGCCCCAAATCCGTCAACGGCCGTTCCAGCGACCCCAACTGGACTTGCCTCGCCGCAGCCGGCCGACACATCGTCCGGATCAGCGCCGCAACAAGGCGGCCTAGGCGGGTTCGCTCACGATACGCTGCAGAACCTGAAAAAGCCGGAAGTGTTCATTCCGCTCCTGACCGGCCTTGCCGCATGGGCCGGCGCGCCGACGCAACATCCGTTGGTAGCGCTGGCTCAGGGCCTTGGCGCGGCGGGTCAGTCATATCAAGGCCAGCGCCAGTTCGTCCAGCAGCAGCTCCAGCAAAATCGCGACTACAGCATCGCGCAGCAGGGCGTCACGCAGAAGGGCCAGCAGATCGGCATCGAACAGCAGCTCGCCAACGTTCAGAGCGGCCTAATGCCCTATCAAGCGCTCCATCTAGCCAGTGGCATGCTTCCTGCATACATGGCCGCATTGGGACAGCGGTTCCAGCCGCTATCTGACGTGGATAAGAACGGGCAACGGCTATACGTCGATCGCAGCACAAACGAAACGATAAACAATTCTGAATACAATCAGCGTTATATGCAAGCCCTCGGGGGCGTGTTCAGCAGCGGCCTGGGAGGCCAAAACAATGTCGCTAAAAATGCTTCTCCTGTTCCTTCTGGGGATATTTCCGGGGGTTCCACTAATGGTGCTGGGAGCGGGGCTGTTCCTACTGTCCCCGTCAACGGGAATGCTCCTGCTCCTTCTGGGGTCAAGCCCGTGGCTCCTGTGGTACATGATAGCCCGGTACAGCTAGGCCCTAACGCTACCGCTACGCAAAAGGCCGCTGCTGGACGGTATATGTTCCAGCCGCAGCCCTTGCCGCCCGTCGATACGTCCCAGCTCAGAGACGATTCAAACCCGGAATCCTTGCGCACCAAGGGCATGGCCCTGAAGCGCTATGGCGATCCGAGCGGGCAATCGTTCATCGATCAGGCTAATCAGATCGAGACGGGAGCCGTTCCGGCCTACACTACGGACGGACAGCCGTTCTATGGCTATCAGCAGCGAGCGCAGGCGCAGGCGCTAAATGCGCATGTCCAGTCCTCCTATGGAGACCAGATCCAGAAGCAGAATGGCGATGCGCAGGACTTCGCGAGCAATTACGCTCCAAGCCAACAGCTATTGAACAGCCTGAAGCGGCTGTATTCCACGACCGACACCAACCGCCTGTCGGAGGAATTTTCCAACCTGATCGGAACCGCATCCTCGGTGCCGGGACTGAAGGATGTCATTTCGCCTGAACTGAAGCAGTATCAGGCCGCTACGGATGAGGCACACAAGGATGCCGCACGCCAAGCTATCGTTCAAGCGGTGGCCTCCCATATGGCCAACCATGCGCCGGCCGCTGCGCTGCACCAGAATAACCTGACGGTTCCGGGGCCCAATATGGCTCCTGCCGCTCGATATAATCTAGTGGTGCAGACCCAGGCCATGCTCGATCGGAGTCGAGATTTCTTCAAGGACTGGAACGGTCAAAAGAACAAGATTCAGGACGTTAGTTCGTTCGCCACCGATTGGGCCAATGAGCACCCGATCGATCAATATGAGCAGCATGTTTATGACCGCACGCCAGCCTTTGCCGGGATGACTCCGGCAGAAATGCAGGCGCATCCGCTCAAGCCGAAATCGCCGGCTGACTTGAAGGGTGTGCGCTCCGGAGTTCCGTTCCAAGCGCCCGATGGGCGCATTCTGTGGACACGATAAATGGCCGACCAGTGGGACAAGGTCGGAGGCGCGGCCCCAAAGGCTAAGGACTATCGCCAGGCTCCGTGGTCACAGGTCCTCCCCGTAGCGGCGAGGAAGGCGGCGACTGGATTCGGCTCTGCCGTTGACCAGCAGGTTCAAGATCTTGTTAGCCTGCCGAAGACCGCATGGGGCGCGGCATCCAACTTCCTGTCTACGCTTCCGGCACAAAGCGACGCCTACTGGAACTCTCGTCACTTCTCGCAAAACGGGTCCGGACCGCATCAGGCTCCGCCGCCGAGGGGCTCTCCAGCCTATTACATTGCTCCCGCCGTGGATGAATTTGCGCGTAGCGTCCCGGCTGGATTATCCGCTGCGAAAAATTACGCTCGCAACTCATATGGATCTCTGGGAGCTATAAAGCAGACGTTGGCCACTGATCCGTGGCGGGCCGCCGGGGATGTCGGCGCGCTGGCAAGCATTCCAGCCGGCGGAGAGGGGCTGGCCGCTCGCGTGCCTGGAGCGGTTGGAGAAGCGCTAGGAAGCGCTGCGCGTGGCGCCAGGCTCGCGAGCGAATTGAGCACGCCCATAGGAGCTGCGGGCCGGGTTGTGGCCAATTCGGCTCAGATCGGTCAGCAAATGGCGCGGGGCGTGGCGCTGGATCGATCGGGCAACTTCACGCCAAAGGCGCTGGCGGCAGTCCAGAAGGCGTTTCCGGGGGGCGAGATCGGTCCAGACGAGTTGAGCGACCCCGCTTTCCGCGGGACGCTGGCGCGGACCATGCAGAAGAAAGGAACGACGCCGGACGCCGTGCGTGAGGCTGTCCTGATCCATAACGGCGCATCGCCATCACGATCGCTAGCTACTCAGGCTCGAGCGCCCGAGGCGGCATCCAGGACGGCGGCGGAGGCCAAATCTGCCGCTCAAGCCGATATCTCCAGCCGCGGGGACGCCTTGGCGGGCAATAACGACCCGAATGCGCTGGGACAGGCCTTAAGCGACGCCAAGACGGCATCAAAGGCCAATGTCGACGCGGCGTATAAGGTAGCCTCCTCCAATGAGGGATCACTTCATCCCGTATTCAAGGATATCTTGGACGAAAATGTCCAGAACGCCCTCAAGGCGAAAAGCCTGCCAGCCACGCGCGCCGATCTTAATCCCTATCCGACCCGGCAAGGCTCCAAGGATGCGCTGGACTTCTTGAATGATCGGGTGGGGGCGCTGGCGAGCAATAATGACCTGTCGTTTTCGAATCTGGAGGACGTGCGCCAGGAGCTGAATCGCCTATGGAACAATTCTGACGGTGCAGACGCCAAATCCATCTCGACGATCAAGGATGCCTTTACCCAGAGCGTGAACGATACGCTTAGCCATGGCCTGGTCAGTACCGGAAACCCCGATTACGTCGCTCAGGACTTCGCCAACGCACGGAGCGCCTATGCTCAGCATGCGAACATGTTCGAAAGTCCGGACGCGAACCCGACTATCAAGCGTGCCCTGAAGGTTATGGGAGACGACGGCAACCCGGGAGACGTCTCGCAAGCCCAGAACATTCTGGCGCAAGGCCTTTTCAATCCGAAGACTCTGAACTTGAATGCCGGCGGAGAGCGGCTGTATCACGACCTTGGAACCGTTCTTGGCCCGACTGGAAGCGACGCGCTGAATGACCATATCCGCAACACGGTTCTGACGTCGCCCGCCAAGCCGCAGGCCGTTCGGAATTTTCTGGATACGCCGTTGGGCCAGACGCTTTCCCCACAAGATCAAGCCCAGATCCGGTTGAAGGCTGCGGGCCAGGATGTGGTCAATGCGCCGCCCGTATCGAATGGAAATCCGGTTGGCTCCGCAGTGGCGCAAGGGGCTCGCGCTGTCGCTGGATCGGCGGCCGGCGCAATGGGGGCCGCCGCCTTGGGACATGGCGCGATCGGGGAGGCAGTTGGGGCGGTCCTGGGAGGGGGCGCTGAGCACGCTGGAGAGAATATCCTGAGCGGCGTTACTCGCGCCAAGGAGCGAGCCGGGGCGCCATCTGTGGCCGGATATATGGATATTCCGCAAAAGGCCGGGAACATTGCCGCCAACATTGGCAAAAAGTCCGCTCCTGTCGAGTTGGGATCGAATATCGCCCAACAGGCGACCCAGGATAAGGCCGATGCGGAAAATCAAGCCGCACAACAGGCGGGAAAGACTGATCCGTGGGCGCTTGTGGGCGGGTCTCCGCCTCCGACCATAGCCAAGCCTGACGACGGCGCGGCGGTCACGGACATCTCATCCAACTGGAAACCGGACGAATCTCCCGAAAACGACTCCCGCTCTGATCCAGGGTCAAGTCCAGTCACGCCGCCAGTGCCTGCCGCCCCCATCATCGCGCCGTCTAAACAGAAAGACCCATGGGCCTCGGTCGGGACTGAAGCGCCACCCCAGACAGATGATGCGCCTCCGCAGGGATATGCCTCTGGAGGCGGGGTGACAGAGGACGTGACTCCGCTCGTGGATCAACTCGATAAGCTGGTCAAGCATGCGCGTAGGGCCGAGAAGGCCCGCACGGAGCCCCTTCTATCCATCCCAGACAAGACGGTCATAAAGGCGCTCAACGCCGCTCAGAAGGCAATGGCATAATGGCTACCCAAAATAAGAGCTTGGCTACGCCATCAAATGGAAGTTTCGTTGGTGACTGGGACGTTCCCGTCAACGCCAATTGGAACTCTATAGACTCTGCGCTTGGCGGAACATCGATCATCAATGCGGTGTCCGCGTCCGGAACTGTCGTTCTGACGTCCGCCCAATATACGCCGCCCGCCATCGTTATATCGGGCGCGCTTACCGCCAATGTGACCTATCAGTTTCCCGCTGGGGTGGGATGGTTCGGGGCGGTGTTCAACGCCACATCTGGCGCGTTCACGATTACGATCGCTTCGGGAGGGGCCGGAACGAGCGTATCTGTCGTCCAGGGGTCGTCTCTCGTGCTGGCCTGCGACGGAACGAATGTGCGCCAAGCTAGCGCAAATTCCATTCCTGGCGGCGCAAATACCCAAATTCAATATAACAATTCAGGCGTTTTTGCTGGGTCGACCAATCTGACCTGGAATAACTCGACATCTGTTTTAACGGTTAATGGAGTCATAACCGTAGGAACAACTGGAATAAACATAGGTCCCGGAGTTTCAACCGGGCTTATAGGAGACGGTACAAACCTAGCAATCAGATTTCCAACTGGGGGAACCTTTTCCGTTCAGGCCCAGGCCGGTGAATCGAATTATCTAGCAATAAGTTCATCATCTGCAGCGTTTTCAATTCCAGTCTCTTCATCATTATTTACCGGAAATTTAAACGGAAACGCTACAAGCGCGACATCTGCTTCTACCGCATCGATCGCCATCTCCGGAGTTGCTGGATTTTCAATATCCGGAATGACCGCCGCTCGCGTACTTTCCGGAGAAACCGGAAATTCTGGACTCATCGCATGGGGAACCGGAGTTCCAGAAGGACTAGACGTTGGTGAAATTTACTTCCTTGTGGCGTCAGCCTGATGACGGCATATGTTGGAACTGTCGGTTCTGGACAGCAGACCATAATTTCAATTTATGTAGGGACATCTGGTTCTGGTCAGCAGCGCGTTCTGGCTGGATATGTAGGAACATCTGGTTCTGGTCAGCAGATATTCTTTTCCGGCCTTACCGCCAGCGCCTCCCCGTCCAATCTAATAAGCGATACGCGCACTCCAGGTCCGACCACCACCGCACCCACCACCGTTTCCCCCGCCAATGGAATTGGACCATTCACCTATGCATGGTCTTATGTGGACGGGGATACTGGAATTTCCATTAACAGCCCGTCCAGTTCCACCACATCCTTCACTGGCAGCGTTAATATGTCGAACACGGAACTAGACGCTGATTTTAACTGTCTTGTCACCGACACGGCTACGGGCGCAACCGCTAATGTGCCCATGAATGTGCAAATCATCTTCTTGGGTGGGGGCTGACACCGATGTTCAAGGGCGTACCGAACCATGCTATATGTCCAAACCATAGGGGTTCGAACATGAAGATGGCGCCATATATTGCGTTCCTTTCGGCCCTAGGGTTAGCCTCATCGGCCGTATCCGCCCCCCCCGTTACGATTACCGACCCGACTAATGCGTTTGGCGCCCAGGTCGACGTCAATGGCCTTCATGTCGTGTGCTCTACATGCTCTGGTGGAGGGGGGGCGTCCCCAAGCGCCTCCGTCGGAAGCGCCTATCCCTCGACGGTGACGCCCGATGCATTCAAGGACGTCGCAACAGGATTTGCCGATCCGGCCATAGGAATAGCCAATCTGGGGCTGGCCACTTATGTTCAAAATTCTAGATACCAGCTGCTCGGGACCTATGGCGGTTCCGGCGCATCCGCCACTGGCGCAGCAGTTGGGCCCGTAATAGGAAATTCATATATTTTCGGATGTAGCGGCACGATCGCTGGGGCGACGCTTCAACTTCAGGTCCTTGGCCCTGATGGCGCGACGTTCAATAACATCATGGGCGCCAGTTTTACGTCCCTTCCTGGGAATATTGGAGTAGTGACAGGATCAACTCAGGGCCTTACCGCGGCAAACGTCAAGGTCACCGTGACGGGGGCGACCGGAACGCCTTCCGTCTGGTGCTCGCTGAGCTGATCCGATGAAAAAACTGTCGATGTTCGCAGGGACTCTCGTCGCCATCATTCTTGCCTTCGGACTGCTACATTCAGCCATTGCAGCCACATACACGTCGTATCTTGATTACACGCCTACCGGCGGCCCTGTTTCCCCCACCGCGTCTCCTGGTGCTGTTCCCAACTTCGTTGATGGCTTCGGGTCGATCTGGGGGATCACGTCGGGCAACGGTCTGACCCCCAGCGGGGAACCGCTCGGGACATCCGGCAATGGCTTCAACGTCATCCACATGCTGCTGTCCCGTGGCGGCGCGACAGGCGACCAGCAGATCCGGGTCCGCTACACCGCCAACTCTGGCATGGCGAATAATGCCCCTGCCGTGTGCACGCACATCGGCTACTCGACGAGTGCGATCACAGGGTACTGCCTCTACGTCAATGCGACGTCAGTCAACATCATCAAGGAGACCGGCACCCTCGCGTTCACGTCCCTGACGTCGGCGACATTCACCAGTGTGGCAGCGACCGACTACTATCTGACCCTGACGGACACGGTGAGCGCTGGCGTCAACACGCTCACGGGTTGCCTTGCCACAGTGGCCGTCCCGGGGACGTGCGTCGCGGCCCCCACGACGACGGACTCAAGCTACGTCCGCGGGCTGATGGGCCTGTACCAGATCCTCCAGTCCGGCGGGACGCTGATCCCGATGGAAGAGGTCACGCTATACGGCGACACGACGATTAGTTCCGTCGCGCCCTCCTCTACCGCGCTTCACTACTCGCCGCGCAACTGGCAATGCTTCGGCTCGACGACGTGCGCCAGTGGCGTCACCAACCCGCGCACGATCCAGCCCGGCGCGTACTACTGCGCGGCCTTCACGGCCTCGGCGACGCCGACCATGAACCTCATGTTCGGCCCGAACGTCGACGGCATGCCGGTCTCGGTGTTCGTCAACGGCGTCCTCTACGACGCCCAGGCGACCGCAGTGGGAACGGTGCCCGTCGCGGCCGTGCCGAGCGCGACGAATGAGGTCATGGTCGTCGCGCGCCAGATTGGCAACCCGGGCGCGAGCATCTGGGGTCAGACGGGCGCGAACTTCTACGGCCTGGAGTCGGACGGCATCCAGCTCGACGCGGGCTCGACGGCCGGGACGGCCCTCGCCCCTTGCCAGCCGTCCGGCGCGACGGGGATCGCCTACAAGGGGTGGGCCCTCGTCCAGGGCGACAGCATCAACGTCGGCTACCTCGTCGACAACGGCGCGGACGACTACATCCACTCCAACGTCTGGATGGTCGCCCAGGCGCTGTTCGCCCAGGGCTACGACGTCGGGTCGATCGCGACGTCTGGCTCCGGTGTCCTTTACGCAGGCGCGGCCTATGACAACTTCGTGCCTGGCCTCTGCATCGTCACGACCACCACCGGCGCTTGCACGGCCGCGTCGCGGTGGAACCTCGTGGACCTAGGCGTCTCCGCGCTTGACTCAAACGGCCAACTCAGCGCACACGGCGCGACAGGGACGGCGCCGTCCCTGATCTTCACGAACATCGGGACGAACGACGCCAACGAGTCGGTGTCGCAGACCCTGTTCGGACCGGCTATCAAGCAGATGCTCACCACCGAGCGAGCGGCTGCGCCGTCAGCGAAAATGGTCCTGCTGCCCGGGTTGCCGCTCGACGCCAACACCGTCACTGGCGGAACAACCTACCTGGGGCTGATGGCAACCGGCGCGGCGTCCTACACTGGAGATCCGAGCTTCACATACGCCGACTTTGGATCGACATGGGCGTCCATGATCTACAATAATGCCCAATATCACTTCGATAGCTTCCATCCTATGGAGCCGGGAAACGCCATAATCGCTCCGAAAATGACTACCCTCATAAACACCGCTCTTTCTCCTGCATCTTCCGTCACCTGTTCCGGATCGCGTTCTTGCGCTATCGTCAGCGGCGCATTGCTAGGAGGCGGTTGATGAATCAAAATCGCATAGCAGCTATCCTTATCCTGATTCAGATGGGAACTGCTTTTCCCGTTCTTTCGGAATCGGTCGTTTTCCCTAACGCATCAGCTCAGGCCGTCGCCACAAATCCGCCTGCGTCATATACTGATGCGCAGGCCCAGGCCGCCAACGCCGCAGCTATTGCGGCTGCTCAGGCTAGCGCGATCTCTACGTCGGAAGCTAACGCCGCGTCCAGTTATATGACTCCCACGGGAGTCTCCGCAGCAATTACAGCGGCCACGCCTTCACCATGCCCGACGCCCCTGGCTGACACCCTGAATGGATCAGCAGGTACATCTCCAATCTGCATGGAGCGGCCGGATTCCACGCGCCCAACGGCTGTCCAAGCCATCAACACGACCGTAGCATCCAACTGCAGTTGGTCTGTCACCTTTTCTCGGGTCATGACGACGAACACGCCAATCGTGGAGGCGCAACTATTGCTGCCTAGCGGGTCTACGCTTCCGATCCCATGTCAGGCGCTGTCTCGATCGTCGACGGGGGCAAGCGGACTTTGCTTCCCCGCGCAGACCACCACGCTGAACCTGTCCATCATTACGGCGGGACTTAGTCTAAGTCCGTTCGGCACAACCTGCACCTCCGGAACACCAGTAATGGTGCTGGCTCGGGAGGCCACGCAATAATGGCCGCAAACCTTACAAAGTTCGCCGGATCGGGGAATCCGAGCTATAGGCCACCTGCCGGTCCAACCGCAGGAACGCCAGCGCTCGATAAAAACTTTTCCCTATGCATCCTAGCGGATGGATCGCAGGTCATTTCCCTTGTGATCCCCCCCTATGCCAATCTTTCGGCATTTATGGCGGCCATTAGCGCCCTCGGCTACTCAACGCCAAGCTTTGGCATGACCTATTACGACGAAAGCCTTTTTGCTGTCAGAATCTATAGAACGGATGGACAATGGGTCGGGCTGCTCTCCTCGTAGGGGTCGCCGCCGGCGCCCTTTTTGTAACTTCCATGGCCGCAAAGGCGCAGCCCGTTGGGCTGCTTCCAGCCGCCTCCACAGCCTCGGGTGCGCAGACCCCATGCGCCCCCGTTGGGACGACCTTTGGCTCTGCCGGGTGCAGTCCGACGCAGATCGTTGTGGCCGGGGGGGGCGTCATCAACACGGCGACAATCAACGCGGGGACGGGCCTATCTGGCGGCGGCTTGGTTTCTTCCAGCCCAACGATTTCCATCGCGCCGATATCTGCAAATTCATTGCTGGCTAACACGACCGGAAGTTCTGGCGTCCCATCGACATCCAGCCTTCCGTCATGCGTAGGACTCAACCAAGCGCTCAGCTATACGAGCGGGACGGGATTTGGATGCAGCACCGCCAGCGGCATTCCAGGTGGTACGAGCGGCCAGATTCAGTTTAACAATTCGTCTTCGTTCGGGGGCTTCACTTTGAGCGGAGACTGCTCGCTTTCTGTCCCGACCATCACCTGCACAAAGACGGGCGGCGTAGCGTTCGGGCCGTTCGCGACGCAATCAGCGCTGACGAGTTCCAACGTGACGACGGCGCTGGGCTACACGCCGCTATCTGGGAACCAGACGGTGACGGTGTCCTCGGACTGCTCCGGGTCGGGGGCCACGAGCATCTCTCTGACATGCACGAAGACGGGCGGAGTTGCATTTGCGTCGTCTGCGACGATAGACACGACGAACGCGAGCAACATTTCGTCGGGGACGCTGGCAAGTGGACATCTCACTGGAGCCTATGCGGGGATAACGGGAGTTGGAACACTGGCGACGGGAGCGCTGAACTTAAACAGCACGGCGACCTCGTTGGACGCCTCTTCGCAGTTCGCGGCGGTAGGCTACGGTGGCCAATGGCTCACCAGCCAACTGCTCGTCTCCAGCGCCACCGCGCCCCATCCGGCCAACGCGCAGTTCAACGCAGTACTTACTCGCTTCCCCACTGGTTCCGGCACCAATGGGCCAGCCAATACGGACGCCGTATTGGGCCTCATCTACGCCAAGCAAAATTATCTGACTAGCTCGACTGTCGGTGAAGTTGACGGTCTATATATTGTCGGTAGGCAGGGATCTAATGGAGACATTGGCGGAATTGACATTGACACGGCAAAAGTTGGAACTACCGGCGGAGGAGCTACGCCAATAGAAGCCCAATCTTCCACCCTTACAGGTACGACTGGGGCAGTAACAAATGAGATAGATACAATAGTGGCCTTTGATGAAGCTGGCACTACTCCAGTAGGAATAAACACTGAATGCAGATGGGGTAATTGTTTCGCTGCATATCAATCACGTCTGTTTGATGAGAGTGGTGGAACGTCTCCGCCTAATTGGACATACTTCTTGTTCTACGCCAACACCCGCAGCGTCGCCAACCGCCTGTACGCGGTGGACGCCGCCGGAGGCGTACATATTGGTTCCCCCACCAATGAGGTTGTGGAGTCGGTCAACGGATCGTCGGGCGTGCTCTCCTGGCTCAACACAGGATCGGCCGCCCCCCTGGCTACCTTGGACCAGTCCGGCACGTACACTGCGTCCAACTTGGTCAAGGCTGGCGCGGGCTTCTTCGAAGTCGGCATGACTTTCACTGTAGCCCAACTAAACACTGAGACCAGTCTCCCTAACGGCACCATAGCGTCGTGCTCCAATTGCGCCCACGGTGCCCCATCCTTGGCCATGCTTTACGCAGGCGTCTGGGTTACTGGAGCAGGCGTGGCGATCTCCGCAACCTAATCCAACAGGAACCCACACTGAACACCACTTAAGTCCCTTCCCTCCAGTTCTCCCTCGGCGAACTCACCGCCCGCGTCAGCTCTTAAAAGAGAAAAGGAATATAATCTACATGAACAACCTTACCCTCGCCCAGTGCGTCCGCCGCACCGTCCTCGCGCTCGACGCCGACGCCCAGCGCCTCTGCGACCCCCTGCTGACGCAGCACGCTGCGCTGCTCCACCGACAGCTCAACACCGTCGCCAACCAGGCGCTGTCCGCCGAGGACGCCGCCTCGGTAGGCGCGGTTGCCGGGACGCCGCAGCCGGAAGACGGCGGCACGCCGAAGAATCCGGCCTGATGATAGTATCTGCAGCTTTCGGTCTGTGTGTGCTCTTGCTGGCTGTTGCCAGTTTCCAGGGCCATCTCACAGAACGTTTCTGCGGGTCGATGATGGCGGCCATGTGGATGATCTGCATGGCCGCTTATCTCTTCATCGGTCCAGATGCGGCTATCGCAGTAGGTCCGGCTCTCGACCTGCTGGTAGGAGTGACCTGCATTCTGATGTGGTCGCAATGGCCATCGAACTGGCTACTGCTCTTAGCGGTTAGCTTCGTAGCGCAGACAACCGGCCATACGGCCTATGACCGCGGTCCTCATACGGATCATAGACGCTACATCCTACAGGTCGGTCTAAATGTGGTAGCATGGATGCAAATCGCCCTTGTAGCGGGAGGTCCACGTGTCCATGTCGCCATTGGTATACTCCGGAGGATGTTTCCTGCTCCTGTCAGTCATTATTGGCATCGTGGTGGCGCGGAAAGGAAGGAGCCGAAATGCCGGAGTTAGACGATCATGATCTGCGCTCTCTGGTCATCATGGGCTGGATCTTCGTTTGTGTGGTGTTTCTAGCGATCCACCTGGATATGGAGCGCGCCCAATCTCTAGCGGCGCGGCATAAGGTTGAGGTGGTTTTGTCAGCCAACCAAAAGGCTATCGCGCAAAAGCTAGGTGTAACGTTGGTTAGTGCTGACGGAAACACGGAGAATTAAACTGTGCAGGTTGCGGTCCATACGGCCCCGGCAGGCAGTCCACGCCAGATAAGGGGAGCGCGTAGGTCAGTGACGAATCCACCACGCCCCCGAGACGCGCCAGACCTCAGGCCGCTTATCATCAAGGTCGATGAGATGGCTAGCACCCTGTCAGAAGTTCTGGACCATATGCGGAGGCAAGACGCTCGTGCAAGCGAGAACGTCAAGCGAAACGCTGAGACTGCGGAAGCGCTGGAGACGCTTCGTTCGGACCATGAGCGCCACGCACGCCGAGTTGAGAACACTACCTCTGAGATTCTCGCTACGCAGACCAACACCTATCGCGAGCTCGACACGCGGATCAAGGAAGCCAAGGGCTTGGTGGATGAAGTGATGCGACGGGTAGACAGCTCCAAGTCAGAAGACGTCAAGGCGGCTACTGAGGGCGCAGCCAGGGGGGCGGCGGAGGGGGCCAAGATGGATGGCAAGGTCGGCAAGGGGGCTGGCCTGTTGGCTTTCTTGGGGGCCTCTATCCTCGTTCTGACGCAGGGCAATAAGGCGCTTGGCGTCGTGCTCAAGCTGCTGCACATTCCGCTCAACGTCGGAGAAGACTGATGAACGATAACACCTCTTCGATTCCGGTCCCGAGTTTCGTCGATGCGCTCATTCGAGCTGTGGCGCAGAAGGGGCTTACGGCCGCTGCTACGGCCCTGACCGGCTATGGCGTGATCCAGAGCAACCAGCAAGCTATGTTCGTGTCGCTAGGGATCTCTGCTGTCCTGTGGTTCGTGTCCTTTGGATGGACATGGATTCATGAGCACAGTAACCAAAAGACTATCGTAGCAGCTATCAACGCGCCGCCCCCGGAAACCGTACCTGCGCCTTCAGTTAAGGGGTCGGCATGATCACCCCTAGCCTAAAGCTGCTGGCATCCCTGCGGCTAGGTGAGGGAGGACCAGAGCTAACGGCCTACGCTGATCCTAATACCCACGGCAAGCCTTATACCATCGGGTACGGACATGCGGTTGGCGTAGAGCCGGGACAGCGCTGCACTTTCGCTCAGGCTGAGCAGTGGCTGGCGGAGGATGCCCAGACGGCCATCAATGGCCTGGTGGCGCATTTGGACTGGACGCCGCATCTCAGTCCGCCGCGCTTCGATGTGTTCGCGGAGATGTGCTTCAATTTGGGTGTAAATCGGTTCCTGAACTTCACGCAGACGATCGCCTCCGCTCAGGCGGGGAACTATGAACTATGCGCACACGACATGTTGTGGAACGCGCCAGGCGTTATGACCCAGTGGTACAAGGATATCCACACTCGGGCGGCTAGACTGTCGACCCAGATGGCGACTGGGGTCTATCAGGTTTAAATAGAATCGGTATCGGGGGCGGGACTTGAACCTGCAACCAGACCGTTATGAGCGGTCGGCTCTAACCATTGAGCTACCCCGATCCGAATTGTACCTAGATACGACGATCTTCCGGACCATCGGATGCTTCCGGATCATCGGGTGTCGGCTGACCTATATAAGCCAATCCACCCCACGACGATATCGTTTTACCCTGAGAGTTCATCACATAGGCATTTCCAGGGACAAAGAAATCTTCTTGCGATCCATCCTCGAACAGTATATGCGCCGTCGGATTGTTCTCTGCGACCATTCCTAGACCATAACTGCCACGGCTGAAAGTGACGGATTTTACGCCTGCATGAAGCGTAAACGTGGATGTTGTCGATCCATCGTCATAGGAATCTCCGCCCATAATTTTAACTATCATCATAGTAGTTCTCCTGCTTTATCCGTTGATCGGATGGCCGGAGAATACTGGAATTATATTCCGATATCAACATAGAAAGACCGCGAAGTGTCATAGACTACGCTCCGCGGCCCGCTATTGCCCTCAGAGGCCGGCCTTGCGTGAACGGCCTCCGAGTGAGGAAATCCTACGCCGACTTGGGCAGCGCCGCCAGCGTGAAGGCGATCAGACCCTGCAGGACATTTGATCCCAGGCTCTTGGCGAGCGTCGCTAGTTCGCCACCCAGCTTCTCCAGGCCCTGCAGGATGATGGTCTCCCAGGCATCGAGTGAGGATTGAGCCGGCGTGGTGGTGAGGACCCCACGGATGAAGGTCAGCAGGTCTTGCAGCGCACTCGCTTCGGCGCTGGCCAGCAACGGCTGAAACAGCGAGAGGAGCGCCTGTTCGTCGGCTGATAGCACAACCGAAACGGTCTGCACTTCGCCGCCGATCCATGCCTTGATCTTGTCCCACAGGGTGACGGCCGCACCCTCCACGGCTTGCAGAATGTCGGTCATATCTTCCTCAGGTTTGGCAGTCGCCACGGGCGGCGGTGCTAGGGTGGCCGCAGGTGGCGGCATGAGCATGGGGGTAGTGAAATAGGCGCGAACGCCTCTGAGATGATCCTTAACGCTTGACCATTTGGATGAGAGCCAGCGCCAGCGTTTCATTTCGGGGGCGCGGGATAGAGCCATGGGCAGGCGCTGGATTGGGCCTTACGAAATACCTGGACCTCCGCGGCCGTAGCAGCAGTGTCGCCAGAACTGCTAAATGTCATGACTGGAAGATTGCAGATCGCCTGTGGCGGCGGCGCGGGACAGTCAGCCGCGGTCGCCATCGTCGCCAGTGAAAATGCTGGCTGAACCGGGGGCGTTTGGGTTGAAGCGCACGCCGCTAGGAGCAGGGGCAGACTCAGCAGCACTGATCTTTTGATCAACGGATGACGTTTCGTAGGCAACAGCAGATTGGGTCTGTTGGCGAGTTGCATCTGCGACTCTCTCCTCTGCTAGTTCTGTTTGAGCCGTAGCGTTACTGGCGGCCAGTTCCTCTGCGGTCGGATCAACAGGCTTAGGCTTGACGAACAGGCTCCAGATCCACGCTAGCAGTTTACCGATGACGGGGATGGCCCCCAAAATGGCGAGCATATCGTTTCCCTAGCTTGGTACGCTCAAGCTAGCATGATTTGTCAAATACGGCTAGTTTCGTCCCGTCGCCCCAGGAGTCACAATATGCACAGTTTCCACGGACTGGGGGACATTTCCGAATCCCTCCACTCGCTTCACCAGAAGGTAGAAAAACTCATGACCGGACAAGCTGACCTGACCGCTGCCATCACCGGCCTTCAAACCACCGTGGCCAGCGCCGTCACTGACATCCAAGCCCTGACCCAACAGCTCACTGCCGCCAACGCCAACGGCGATGATGCCGCCTTTGAGGCCGCCGCCCAACAAATCAACACCGTTACCCAGCAACTTCAGACTGCCGTTGGTGCGCCTGGAACTTCGCCGGCTCCCAGCGCTCCAACTTCGTAATCCCCCTTCTGACTCATACCAATAGGGCCCTTGGGTTTCTCCAAGGGCCTTTCTTATGGCCTATCGTACAGACGGTCGTCGTCTACATCTTCCTGAGATTTCAGGCGTAGAGCTAGGAATGTCTTAATCCCTTCGGAAACTGTGTCCTTGTCGCGGCCACCCAACATCCGGCCGATACGGGCCATGGAATAGACCGGCTTGCCGTTTTCCTCGACGCACCAAAGCTCGTACATCGCCTCCCGTCTTGCGCTGGCAATGCGCTTATGGCGACAGTTCTGTATTAAAGAGTTGATATCTACGCCGTGTTTATCGCACACAGATAGGATGATCGCCCGCGCTGTCGGCCCCATCCCGGTAGACTGGCGAAGCGCGGGAATCTTCCTGGGCTCAGCCGACTTGGTCATAACTGGATGGAACGCTGGGTATTTCCGCCTCAGATCCTTCTGGGCCTTCCCGCTGAAGATCGGATGTTCCGATAGCATATATTTTCCCCTTGCGTTTTATATTTACGATCCTGCCCTTATGCGGGCCTCCATCAGCCGGAAACGGATGGCCGATTCCTAGTACGCGATAACACTGAAGAGCCCATCTCCTTCGATGTTGTCGATATCGCTCTTGACGAATATCGGTCACTTCAACTGCATCCTAGCCTTTACCGGAATATTCCAAGCGACAAGCTGATTGTGCGTCTCCTCGATCGATCGCACGACCGCATATCTTCCGCCGGCTTCTCGCACTAGATTTTGTCGCTCCATCTGCCGTGGCGTTTGCCGTCCAATGGCAGATTTCACTTCAAGTTCATAATATGCACCATTCGGTGCAATCAGCAGGGAAATATCCCCAACTCCCGCCGTCATGCCCTGCGCCTTCAGGCGCGATGCGTTTGCGAGCGATCGGCGCGATTCGTTTGGTGTGCTCCAGAACAGAGATCCGGGCGGAAGGGCAACACGTAGATATGAGATTACGTGCTGATGGATGGCGCTTTCGGATGGCGGTGGAATATCTCTGCTCATGTCACCCGCCAAACGCTCGCATCTGCTTGGGCGTCATTTAGCCGTCGTCTCCGCTGTCCTGGGAGAGGGCTGCGGAAAGGCGATCAGCGATCATTCCGACCTGCCTCCTCTGCGGGTTTGGCCAGAGATAGCCATGCAGCGAAACGAAGTCCAGCAGATCCGAAGCTGCCTTCCGCACCCCAGGCGCGGGCGTTGCGGCCAGGGCGCGCTCGCGTATGTGTCGACAGTTGGCAATATCGCAGTCGGAACAGACTTCGATTGCCGCCCCGGAGTCTACGGCCTGTGGGATGGGAAGAAGGGATAGGTAGGACTCCACCACCGCCCGCGCGGCAGGAATGGCCTTGATCGTGCGAACCCATCCCCAGCGATCGGAGATGGCCTGCGCTGCATCGGCGAGTGCCTGTTCATCAAGCGCCTCACCGGCGCGGGGGTCGGGTGGGGTCATGGGACATCCCTTGAGGTTGCAGTAGCCGTATGCGGGAATGGCTTCGCATGCAGAGCAGAACGGGTTCAGGCGCTCCAGGGCCATCCTCACCCCTCCTGGCTGGGGCGCAGGGTGGATACCGCAACCCATATGTACGGGTCCTGCGCACGGAAGATCGCGACATGGTCATCGGCGATCTTCGCCACCCGATCGGCTAG